GCCATCAGTCATCCTCTGCGATGGGCGTACCAGTCGTAGCCTGCTCCAGTCTGCGTAAGAACGAAGTATCCAACTCCGTGATCTCCTTGTCCTCCTTCTCGTCGGTCTGAGTGGTCTCGGTTTCCGGGGCAGCGCTCGGCTGCGCCGACTCTTCGAGCAAGGCCGGGTCGATGACCGTGAAGGTCGAGTAGACCAAGCGGACCTGCTTCAACCCCAGGTTGATGTCGCGCGTGTTCCGCCCGCGGGCGTTGTCTCGACTGACAGTGATCGAAGCGATCAGCATGTTGTCGTAGATCGAGCCGTCACCGAGGGCCAGCGTGAGCAACTGCTCGGAGTCCCGAAGAGCGCGCAACTCTTGGACGGACGCTACAGCCCGTCCAGAGCCGCCGCGGGACCCGATGGGGGTGTTGCTGACTGTCCCCGTCACGTTGATCGTAATCGGACGCAACTGCACATGATCGACAATCGGCGAGCCGATCTCAACTGGGTGGTCCGTGATGTCCGATGGCAGGCTAGTGCTCTCCGCGAGTACGACGTCGAAGGCGAAGCCTGTACCCACGGGGCCGTAGAGCCTGGCGGACTGCTGGGTTGGCTGTAGCGCCCAACTCATTCGATGACCCCTGCGGACTGACTTGATCGATTCTCGATGTCGTCGGCAACATCGTTGAGCGCCTGACGCACCGCGTTCCGCATCACGGTGGTCAGGGTGAAGGCGCCGGCATCTTCGAGCTTCTGTCCAGAGAGATCAACGTTGATCTGACCTACGGATAGAGCGTAGTTCTTGCGAAAATCGCCGCTAGGACGAAGACCAACCCCAGATGGTACACTGAACCCCGAAGCTGAAACCGCCCTGGTCATCATCTCGGCACTACGCTGGCGGGCAAGATCCCTCTCAACGAAAGGGGCGTCTCGCGCTCTTCTACTCACTGCGCGGACACGCTCAGCCCTACGTGACTGGCTAAGGGCTAGCAGCCGATTCACCTCTTGCACTGCCTGCTCTCTGCGCTCCACAGCCTGTCTACGGCTCGCCCTTAAACCGGCAGCTCGTGCTGGATTACCGTTAGCGTACTCGCGCACGTCCATGTCGTTAAGGCGGGCTTCCTCTTGTCTGGCCGCAGCTAGGGCCTCTCGGGCTGCGGCTAGATTTCGCTCAGCGTCCTCCACGGACCCCATCTCGCCGCGCGAGAAATCACCAGATCCAGCTTGCGGGGGCGCAGGCCCCGGCTCAGTAGGCATCACGCCCAGCATGGTGAGCAACCTGCGCATCCAATCGGGCATGTGCTCGCTAAGAGCGGCCCAGAACAACGGAACGATCTCGGAGAAGAACGTGTCCGCAGCTCGAACTAGCACGCGCAGAACGCCGCTGAGATCTAGTTCGTCTCCTCCGAAGAGCGGCGCCAAAATGTCCCGAAGGCTTCGCGCGGCCCTGCCTAGTGCCCCAACGTCCTTGGTCCAGCGGCCGAAGACTGAGTCACCTCCCGCGAAGAAGGTCATCACGTCTTCAATGACGATGATCGCGGCAGTCAGAGGCAGGAACGCCATGTGCAGTGCTAAGGCTGCGCGGCTAGCGAAGAAGATCGCGCTAGCCATTCGCGTGAACCAGTAGACCGCTGCGCTCGTGGCGAGGGTGCCAAGGACCAAGCCAAGCAACGTCAGCCCACGGTTGAAGGCGATCGTGTTATTCGTCGCCTCGCCCATCAGCCAGTTCAACGCCCTGAGCGGGATGGTCAGGAAGCGGCCGAATGCGATCCAGACGCCCTTAGTCTTGCTGATCAATAGCGTCAATGCTTGGACTAGATCAACGATTGCGCTGTTCAAGCCAGACTTCGAGCCGATCTGGAAGAACACGATGTCCAGGATGTCGCCGAAGTTGGACATCGCGCCGTCGAGCCGGTTGATCAGAGCAGTCATCTGACCACCGAACTCGTCATTGCCGATCTGCGCGAGCAGCTCCAGCACCCTCTGGGTGCCGTTCTCCGCTACGTCGACCTCATGGGCGATGCCGCGGAACATGACCGTCAGCGTGCGGCCGTTGTTCGACAACGACACCGGCGCAAGGATCGCCTGCTGGAGTCGCTGGGTACGCCCCTGCGCAGCTCGCTGGGCTGCTAGGATGAGGTTCGAGAAGTCGCTGCCGAGCGCGGACGACAGGTTGCCTATGCCGTTGAACATGTCCAACGTCGGCTGGATGCCCTGGGCACGCAGCGCGACGAAAGATCTGGTCACCTGGCGAATATCGAACGGGGTGCGGGCCGCCCAGTCGAGGATGAAGCGGAAGTTCTCGTTCGCTTCGATCGCTGAGCCCGACACCGAGCGCATTGTGACTTCGAGGCGCTCAAGCTCTCGGTTGGACTCAAAGAAGCGACGAGCAAGTAGGGCGCCGCCCAGCACCGCAACTAGGCGACGCCCCATTCCCGCCATCGACCGCTCTGCACGGTCGGCGGTGGTGCTGAGGCCAGAGATCGTGCGACGGAGGCGAGAGACTTCCCGTTCAGCGATCTGGATGTCCCCGGTCTTCGCGTCGAAGGTGAAGACCGTGGCCAGCTCTTGAACTGCGGTTACCGATGCGCTGGCCATTCTGGGGCACCCTTGGGCTTCAAATCTTCCATCAGATCAAGGAAATCGTAGATTGCCATGACCTTGCTCGACGGCCATTTCTCGATGTCTTCGAGGCGCTCCTTCCCGGTGTTCCAGATCCTCAGTACGAAGAAGTTGCCGCCGTGCTTCTCGATCTGCTCCAGGAGTCCACGCGCTTTCGCGCTCAGTCTTCGCTCGCCGCCGGGGCTGCCAGCCGACTCGCCAGATCCATCAGGGTCGTCAGACTCAAACTTGCTGGCAGCCCACTGCCAAAATCCGTGAAGCGAAGCCGGATGACGTTGTAGAGCACCTCGAAGAGCCGCTCCATGCTGGAGAAGGAATCGATGCCCCAGCATCCCAGATCATCCGCGTTCTTGGAATACTGCGCGCCCTTGGCGTCGTTCTCCTCCGCATCGTCGACACGCACCACCCCTTCGAGCAGCGAGTCGATGAAGGCGAAGTTGCTCTCGCTCATCTTCTCTAGGCTGACCTTCAGGTTCTTGAAGGCCGCCTCGATATCGGCTCCGACCATCTTGCCAGTGAAGACCGCTGGGATGATGCCGATGAGGCGGCTCGCAGGCAGACCGAGGAACTCGATCACCTGCGGCGACATGCGCAGAACGCGCCTGAACGGGATCGGGTAGACCTGGTAGGTGTACCCTCCCGTGCAGAAGGACTCGAATTCGTGCATTGCGGTGCTCACGAGTCTAGAGGATGAAGGTCAGACCGAAGTCGATCACGGCAGCGGCGTCATCTCGCGTGAAGGGCATGTAGATGCCGTACTGCCAGTCGCCGACCTCCTTGCCGTAGGCGTAGGGAGGACGCGACATGACCACGCAGTCGTTGGAGCGCAGCACCTTGCCGTTGTTGAGGTCGCGCATGACCACGGCGAAGAGCGCGTTGCCGTTGATTCGGTGGTGCTTGATCAGCGAGTCCATGAAGGGCACGGAGTCGCTGTTCTGCTTCAGCGTGACGTTGAGCGTCGCGCCGAAGTCGTGGATCAGATTGTAGGTCTTCTCCCCGTCGACGCCGGTGGCGACGGTGACGCCATCCTGGGCGTACTCCAGGCTCATCATAGCGTCGTCGCCGAAGCCGGTAACTCGGCGGCCGGCAACGGTGAGAACCACCAGCTTCGGATCGTAGCGCTTGACTGCCATCTGCTAGCCTCTAGCTCAGACCCGAAGAGACTAGGTCTGCGGTCAGGTTGACGACGTGGATTGCTCCGGTGATCTCAGCCTGCCAGTACGGGTTGATCGTCCTGGTCGAGACCTCAGCATCCGTGAGCGTGGACCGCCGAGGCGGATTGATGATCTCGCTTGTGCCGGCCGAGAAGTGCCCGATGTCTTCGCCTTCATCACCGAAGGCTTCGATGATGCCCAAAACCTGGGCGATGCCTTGATCTGACAATGGAACTCGCGCGCCGTTGGCGCTCTCCTCAGCGAAGAGGTCGAAGATGCGCGGAGGCAGCCGGCGCTTGGTCCACTCGATGGTCATCGTCGTGTCGATGTACTGACCGGTGACGGTCGTGCCCTCCCACATGACGTTGCGGGAGAACTTGGTCGAGTAGATGTTGGCGCCCTTGGTGCGGGCGTTGGTCTGGACCGTGGTCGACCACGTATCGGGCAGGATGCCGACGAGGTTGGCGTAGGCCCAGGTCGTGACCTGCCGGTCCAGAGGGACAGGCAGCTTGGCACCCATCGCGGCTTCGGCCGCTGGCACTGCGTCGTCACTGTAGAGCATGATCGCAGTGTTGTTGTACGAGAGCGCAGACAGGATGGAGACGATGTCGGTGCTACCCGAGCCGCCGATGCCTGCGGAGTCGTCACTCTGGCCGAAGAAGAACTTGTTGTTCGCCTCGGCGTAGCGAGCAGCCTGACGAAGATGGTGGTCGGCGCGGTCCTCGATGACCAGGCCGAACCAAGTGTCATCATCCGCGGCGATGGCGGTCAACAGCTCGAAGTAGCCGGTGTTCGCGGTCGTGGTCGTCAGGACCAGGTTGTCACTCGGCGCCGAGACCGATGCCGTGAAGGGCTCACCTGCGTTGTCGGCGGTCAGCACCAGGTTCGGAGACGTACCGGACGCCGTGACGGGCTGACTGCCGCCGTTGACCGCAGAAAGCAGCGCGGCGTGAATGTCTGCGCCAGATGCGCTCGACGCAGAGTAGGTGAACGCCGTGCCGTTGATCGTCACGACGTAGGACCCGTTGTCGTTGCCATCCACTAGGACGTTCATGACCTGCGCTACGGGCGTGCCTCTCGGGGCGACCACAACGTAGGACGGGTTCCACGGTCCCTGAGCGTAGATTGACTCTACCGCGAGGTACTCGTAGTCGCTGGTCGTGACCCCTGAGACGTTGTCGTCATCGATGATCTCATCGGGGTCCGCGTAGCGCTCCGTGACCGACGAGTCGTCGTATGAGATGTTCGTGCCGACCACGAGGATCGTACCGAGGTTGTCCTCCAGACGAGGAGCAATCTCGCGACGGACGGCGATCGTTACCGAAGAGCCGAGAAGTGCCATCTACCTACCCTCGCATCGAACGAGCCCGGCTCTTGCCGAGCAGTCGCTCTTCGATGAACTTCATGGTCGGGATGTCGGTGGACCGCCGCTTGTACTCCAGTCGCGCAAAGCGCTCCAGTTCGGGCTTGTCCATGGACTTGAGCAGATTGATCTTGATCGCATCGATCAGCCGGATCAGGCCGGGTCGCGGGAAGGTGTGAGCAATCTCGGCGTTGACCCAGGCCAGGAGCCGATGAGGGTCGTTGCAGTGAACGATCTCGTCCGTGGCGGCGTGCTCGTTCAGATCGGTGAGGTCCGCGCGCGGCTTCTGCGGTCGCTGATACGGGCCGACGAACAGCAGAGGAGCCGCTACGAAGGGCTCGAACTCCATCAGGCGCTTGACCGCCGTGGACTCGATCTCATTCGGGCCTGGTTGGAGGGACACGATGCTACAGCCCCAGTGGCCTCGCATCGCGTTGTAGACTGTCTCGGTCTTTGCCATTGTGCCCGTGCCCTAGGGAGCATCGATCGTCATGACTTCAGTTCCGGCGTCTCCGAAATCCGCAGTCAGGTTGACGTGCTCCAGTGTGCCTCCACCTTGCTCAACAGTCAAGGTCTTGGTCCTGACGTAGCCTACCTCACACTCCAGGATAGCGCGCTCGACAAACTGTCCGTCCACATCGATATCGAGCGGGGCGCTCTCCCCGATTGCCAGAATCGCGAGCCCCAGTTCATCCGCCTGCGAGATCCCGAGCGGGTTGAAGAGGTAGTCGCGGATGGACTCCGCGTAGTCGATCGCGCCTGTGCCATGCACCTGTACGCGGATGAAGTCCTTGCGATCGCCCCGGAGGATGTCCTGGTCATCCTCGACGAGAACCTCGTCGTGGCCGTAGGCCCGCCCTTTGACGATGAAGTGCGCCTCGATATAGGGCGGCTCCGGTGTCGAAGGTGCCGCAGGCGGGGTGTAGATGATCCTCCCTACCGCCAAGCCTGTTGCCGACGCGAGCCACGTACAGAAAGCGACGCCTACCTGAGCGTGTGTCATGGTAGATCCCTCACCATGATCGCATCGTAGTGTGGTGTGGGCGCGTACTCGTCGAAGGGCTCGACCGCGTGGATGACGTAGCGCTCGCCGCGGTAGGTGACCTCGTCCGCTCGGATGCCTTCTGCCCCTCCGCGCCCATCGCGGGCCGCTCGGAGGTCCAGCTCGTCCGTGAAGACCTCGTAGGCGATCTGCGAGCGCCGAGTGAGCCCGAGCGCCTGCATCTGCTCGCCGTCCATCGGCTGAACCGAGCCACGGAAAGCGTTGGACGTCTCCGCACCAGGCACGACCTGGTGGTTGACCACGGTCGAGTTGGCGAAGCGGTGTCGGGTCAAGGACTGCTTACCGAGGATGTCACTCATTGACACCCTCGATCTTGTACTTGACCTCCATCAACAGGTCGCCCTTGTCGATCAGGGGGTGATCTGAGCCCTTCTTCCAGACGGTAGCGGCTGCCAAGGGTGCCGCCCAGCGCTTCGATGTCAGGATGCTGCGCTGGATGTCCTCTGCCGCGTGGAGCGCGATCTCCAACGCGACCTCGGCCACCTTGTTGAATTCGCGGCCGTAGCCTCTCATGCCCTTGCGCATGAGCGCCATGTACTTGCGCTGCCCCAGACGGAAGGCACGGGACATGAAGGCGCGCTGCGGAACCGCGGCCGTGCCGTACTCGTGAACTGCGGCGATCAAGGTAAGAGGTACGCCATCCTGGCTGACTTGATCGGGGAAGTAGCCCACAGTGATCTTCAGCTTCTTGGCGGTCTTGGCCAGCCGAAGAGCCTCGGCGTAGGCTTTCTTGTAGCCCTCGTCCTTGAGTGTGACCTTGACGCCCATCAGCAGATGTAGCGCCGGTACGGTGCCCAATAGGTCATCTGGACGTAGGCCAGGGTAGGATCAACGCCGATGGTGCCGACGTTCGGCGTGGCGTACTCGATCTCGACCTTGCCGGTCTTCTTGCGCTTGGCCATCACCCCGCCCGTCAGGGCGAGCGAGCCGCCTCCACGGATGCGCGAGCGCACAAGCTCTCGAACACCCTCTTCGACGTCCTCTGGGACGTTGGTGGTCTCGTCGAAGAACTCTTCACGCTGGATGAAATGATCTGCCTGGCGCTTGGCTACCGCCAAAGCAGCGGTGATCTTGTTGTCGAGCGACGTGTCGGTGATGCCCAGGTCCGTCTTCATCTCGGCCAGCGTGACCGTCGAGTTGTCGTAGACCAGGGTGTAGGGCATCAGTCGTTCAGATCGGCGTAGAGCCTCTCTGCCTTCCGCGTGGCCGAAGCCAGATCCCGATAGATGAACTGCGGGTAGCCACGAGGGTAGAAGTAGATCCCGTCGAAGATGATGTCAAGCCGAGGCAGAGGAGGCTCTGCGCTCGTGTCCGGGTCGACGATCTTGACTCGCTTCGTCGACTCGTTGAGCAACTCCTCGGGGGTCAGGCTCACGGGGCCATCAGTTCCTTGACCGCATCGAGCATCTCACCGCGATCCATGCCGTCATGCTCGACGCCCCACGTATCGAGGATGTCTTCCAACTCCTCGTTCTTGTGGTGGTTGAGCGGCTTCGAGGGCACGAAGAAGGATTCCGCCTCGACGTCGTCGGCGGCTTCCTCGTCGGCTTCCTCGTCGGCTTCGGCTTCGGCTTCGGGCTCCTCCGGGTCGAAGGCATCCTGAAGGTCCGCCTCGGTCAGCCCCGCCTCGGCGAGCACGGCGCGGGCCTCGGCGATCTTGCGCTTGCGAAGATCCTCCGCAGACGCCTTCAGGCGGACCTGCTCTTGAGCCTCGTCGCCCTCGTCCCACTTGCGGACGCGGCCGGCAAGCTCGTTGACCTCGAAGGCACCGGGAGGGAGCACGAGAGCCTCTCCAGGCTGGAAGATCTGCCGGCCTCGGCCGCGAACCTTGGTGAGCGCTACACACTTGATCAACATTGCAGTCTCCAGGACGAAAGAGCCCCCGGTAGCAACCGGGCTGCCGGGGGCTCTATCTTCGTCAGCCGCTAGGCTCAGGCGCTCGGGGGCGCGTCGAAGGTGCCGACCACGAAGCTCGACGGACGCTCGATGGTCTGGCAGAGGCGGGCCTCGGCGAGCAACATGACCATGTTGCGAGCGAAGAAGTCGTCGTGCTGATCGGCGAAGCGGATGTTGGCCGTCTCGCGCTCCCAGAGGGTCGAACCGAAAGCCGCCGAGCCGACGAGCCACGTACCCTGGTTGATCGCGGTGGTGACCACGACCCGCAGGCCCCAGACCATCGGCCCCAGCACGGTCATCACGACCGCCCAGATGTAGTGGCCGTCCGAGCCCTTCTGAAGCTCGATGGTCTCCCAGTCGCGCTCGGAGAGCACCACGAAGTCGGGCGGGTAGTTGCTCTCGCTGGCTCCGGTGATCGAGCGACGGATCGCATCGAGCATCGTGTCACCGGCGAAGCCGGCCGACCAGGAGTAGGTCAGGACGTCCGGGTCCGTCAGGAGCCCGGCGATCTGGTTCGTGGCGCTGGCGTCACCGTAGAGAAGCTGCTTCTCGATGGAGACTTCCAGGCCCTCGATGAGCCGGCCGTTGAGGGTCTGACGCAGCCCGTTGAGGTCGTCTAGCGCCTGGCGGGCGATCGGCATGGTGTGCGGCAGCGTCTTGACGGTCGCCTGGATCAGCTCGTACTCGACGCTGGCCGAGGGCTTGAGCTGAAGCTGGGGCACGAACACGAAGGTGTTCGACCAGACCTCGGAGGTGTTCGCCACGGTGTCGACGGAGACGCCCGCGGTGATCGTGATCACGTTGGTCGTCAGGTTGACCCCGCTGGTCGCGATGACGCGGGTATCGGTCGTCGCGCCCGTCTTGATGAAGATCGTCTGGCCTGGGTAGAAACCCTGGGCGTTGGCGACCGCGATCTCGGTGGTGCCGGCGGTCTCGACAGCCGTACAGGTGGTGGAGATGTTGTGGAATCCGGTCTCGCGGACGTACTCGACCATCTTCTCGCTGGTCGACTGCGTGCGCAGGATGTCCCGCAGGCGCGTCCGGTGCTTCAGCGGCTCCTGGAAGATGCCGCCGAAACGGGAAGGGTTGATGAGCGCCCCGGCGTTCGAGGACAGGCTGTCGGCCGAGAGCGCTGCGCGGGTCTCCATCTCACCGCCGAAGCGGTTGCGACGGGCCTGGGTCAGAAGACCCTGGACCTCGACGTTGCGGCAGGTACGAGCGCTGGAGCCCGCGGCGCGGAACTCCTTGAAGATGTCGCTCTCGATGAACTGCGAACCCGGATCGCGGAACTGCGCGGGCGAGCCGCCGTGGTTGCGCTGTCGCTCCAGGCGCTCCTTCTCGACCTCCTTGAGCTGCTCGGAGATCTCCTCCATGCGCTTCTCGACGCCGGCGATCTTGTCGAGCGTCGCCTTGGAGGCACTGACGTTCTGGTCCTTGGCCTCTTGGGCCAGGGCACGGGTCTCGGCGTCACGCTTGATAACGCTGTCACGAAGCTCCTGAACGAGCCCGGTGAACTCCTGCTTCAACTGATCAAATTCCGCGGCCATTGCTGAGGCCCTCCTAGTTCCAGTCGAGTGTAGCGCTGGCGCGCAGTTCGGATAGGAATTGCTGAATCTGACCGGACGACAACTCGGCCGGCTGCTCTCGGACGACACCGAGAGTCTTGTCGATCATGGCCAGATCACACTGGGTGAACATGCCACGGATCTCATCTACCGTCTGACGGAGCGCGTCCACCATGTGGCAGACACGGCTCGGGTCATCGCCTCGACGGAACATGGACAGCGCGTCGGTCACACGCTCCATGGAGCGCTGCGCGCTCGCCGAGGTGTTCTCGTTGGCGGCAAAGGTGACCGGACCCAGTTCGTACAGCTTCACCCGCTCGATGTGGCGGATCGGCCAGCCATACTCGTCCTGGTCTTCCTCGTCCTCCGACCACGCCTCGGTACGGAAGCCGAAGCTCGCGGTGTTCACCGCTTCGTCGCGCAGCAGCACGAGGGCGTCGTCACCGTAGCTGGTCTTGGACACCTTGGCGCGGTAGGCCAGACCCGTCGAGTCCTCGGAAAGATCCAGCAACGTGCCCAATGGCCACTCGCTCTTGTGCTGCCACAGGAAGCGAATCAGCTTCTTCGGCATCCGCTCTGCGATCGAATCAGCGAAGGCTCCGCTTCGGAAGTCCGTGCCGTAGGAGTCGACCTCGCCGAAGACCGCAGCGTGGCCCTCTACGATGCGGTTGTCCGCATCCGTGACTCGCGCTTCCATCGGCGCGGAGCGGATCTGGTATGTGTTCGGCGAGTGCAGCATGGTGCTATTAGCTTCGTACACAGATCTCAGTGCGCGGTCAAGCGGTTTATTCTTTCCAACCGGGCCTCGAAGTCCCCGAAATCGAAGCCGTTCAGCCCGCGGTTCTGTCCGGTTGTCGGAAGATTGTCGCCCCCGCTGGCCTTGCCCTTGGCTGGGTTGGTGTTGTCGACCTGGCTCGTATCCTGCCCGAGCAGTTCCGAAGGCATCATGTTTCCAGGCAGGTAGCCCTTGTCGCCGCCCTCGATACTCGGCAGCCCGAGTTGCAAGCGACGATTGAGCACGTTGGCAGGGTAGCCCATCTGCCATAGACGCCAAGCGATCTCGGAGCGGTCCTTGTACATCGCCTGCATGGCGGGCACAAAGCGGAGGTCGAAGTCCAGACGGACCTCCGAGCCGAACTTGGGCGCCAGGACTCGGTTGAACGAGTCTCGGATGTCGATCAGGAACGGGATGACGCCCTCTTCCCAGAAGACTCTTCGTGAGCCTTCGAGGTTGGCGAGCGTGGCCTGATCGTAGATTCCGATCATCGGAGGCGGAACACCGAGGACCGAGCAGATCTCTTCGCGATTGAGCTTGCGGCTGTTGAGATAGTCTAGGTCGATGGAGGTCCTCGCAAGGTCCTTCCATTCGAGATCAGCACCCAGGACGAGCGGCTTTCTGGCATTGACCGGGCCGGCGTACTCTTCCGCCACCCTCTCCAGAAGCTCTTCGTACTGATCATCGGTCAGATAGGTCTTGGAAACCCAAGCGCCGAAGGGCGCGTTACCGTTCTGGGTCGCGTTGTAGTTCCACTTCGCCTGCGCGACGTCCGTATCAACCGCACGACCCGCGGCTTGCAACGGCGGCAGCCCCCAATAGGGGTCGGCTGGGTTGGCCACCTGCATGTGGATGATGCGGTCGACAGGCTCCTTGCGAACCGGCGTGCCGTTCTCGTCGAAGAAGGCGTAGTTCGTGATGAACTTGCCCGCCGTTCCCTTGATCGGAGTACAAGCATCCGGACTTACCGCCCACAGCTCCCGCGGCTTGCCCGCTAGCTCGTTGACCGGCACGATGGCGTTGCCGGCGAGCAGCAGATGCATCGTGACCCGCTCCAGCAGGTCTTGCCGGCTCCAGAACGGGTTGGGGTTGTTGATCAGATCAGAGATCGGGTGCTTGCCGACGATCTCTCGCTCTTCGCCGTCGCCCTTGACTGCGACCCAGGGCACCGAGGCTACAGCTTTAGCCATCCTGTGGACGCAGGCAAAGACCGAGGACGAGATCTTCATACCGTCCTGGACCGCGTTCTCCGTGGTCCAGTCCGTCCAGCGCTGCGACGAGCCGTCGTACTGCTGGGCGTAGTAGTTGGAGATCAGTTGAGAGAGCTTGACCCCGGTTAGCTTCGCTGCACGGACCTGTTGGGGGTCCATCATCGCTTCGAGATCTTGAAGCGACTGCGCGCGCAGGGCTGGCGGCGGGTCCGCTGGCAGAGACACCGTGCGACCGAAGCGAAGTCGGTCGACGAGGTTGCGGACCCGCCCCATGCTACGCGATCTTACCGAGATCCTCGACCATGACCTTCACGGTGGTCGAGCTGCCGGCGTAGATCTCCAGCAGATC